TATCTGCAAAAGTGATTTCACACCATAACCATTCGTTGGGAGTAATATATTTTTCAAAATACTCTTTACTTTCACTATAATCATGTGCCATGATAAAATCACCAGGCTTGAGCAAATCTGCTAGCAAATTAACTTCATTGATTTTATTACCACCATCACACATTAATACAGTAGTGCCTAGACTTTGAATAGCATTTTTAATTTCATCAAAGTTGCTTTCTCTAATGCTGGAATAATTATCACTGAACAAATTACAACAACGTACATTGATGCCATCATCTCTTAATTGTTGATATTGACCTAAATTAATTACATCATAAGTCGTATATGAATATTGATAATTTAACCCTTTTAATATATTATTAAGTGCTAATGATGCACCGCCCTGACCAGTGCCAATTTCTACAACATTAACAGGCTTTACTTGTGAAAAAAACTTTTCAAAAACAGGTATAAAATTTCTATGCTGCTGGCCAATCAAGCCATATAAACTAAGATTCCAATCCATCTTTAATCCTTTAATAATTTAAGCTGCTGGTGCAGCAGGTTCGGCTCCATACATACTTTGTACAAATGTAAGTTCTTCTTCCATTTCTAAAATATGCGCTTCTGAGCCTTTCCTTAAATCATTTATCTGTTTTAAAGTTAGTCTGGTTTTTCTTGTGTCACTACGCAAGAGTTCATCAATGTCTCGTGCTGAATCAAACCTAAAGTCGTTGCCAACTTTATGTGTTTCAGGATTAAGATAGAATAACTCTCTTAGGATCATATATCTATTTATTAAACTGGAGGTGGTGCTCCACCTGCACCTGCTGTCATACCCATACCAGTATCAAAACCTGGAGGCATACCACCAGCAGCCTGAGTCATATCTTCTGGAGCACTGGTATCACTGTTTAATTCTAAGTCACTGTCAATGCCAGCTGCACTAACACCTGCACTACGTAATTCACCACTGGCATCTGTACCAGTGATATTACTCATGCCCTTCTCTTGCTTCCATAGATTTTCATTTTCGGCCATCTCTTCTTCACTGAGACCCAAGAATCTCTTCAAGGCAAACCGCTTACTGATATAGGGTACTGCTTGTATGGTATTAAATGTGTTAATTCTCTGACTATCAACTTCAGTTTGACGATAACTGGCAAAGTTCTGTGGTGGTTGAAAACGTATCTCAAATAAACTAGTATCAATATTGATACCTTTACTGTGCAAATAACGTTTGAATTCCTGATCAAACACACCAGTTAATAAGGTCTGCAAACGTATACAATAATTATTAAAACGTAATTCTTGAATGTAAGCAGTGCCTACTCTACCATCATTATACTGTGCTTGACTGTCATCTGCTCCTGTGGGCAAATAACTAGATGGTATTCTTAATGCTCTAAACAACTTGTTGGTAAAGTATTTAAGATCATCAATCTCGCCTAAGTTTGTGCCGCCTGCCAGTGTTTCAACTTTACTGCCTCTACCACCTTCAGTCTGTGGGAAGAAATAATCTTCACTGATACTTAATGGATTATAAGCACTGTCAATAACGTTCATACCACCACCACTTTGGCTAGGGATACGACGCTGATGTATCTCATTTTTAACACGTTCCACAAAACTCATAGCCATATGACTAGGCATATTACCTACATCAATATAAAATATTCTACGCTCTGGCGCACGTTGTATACGATATATTAGAATAGCATCTTCTAATAATTCCTTTTGCTTATATACTTTGAATACTTGCTCCAATAAACTATTGCCAAATGGATAGTTATTGTCTAAGCCTTCACTTAAACTTAAATGCACCATATGGGCAGCATCAATGGCCATTTCATTTTCACCAATATGGAATCTGTCTCCATATTGAGTCGGGTATGCGCCAGTTGCTCCTCTAGTCTGCCCGCCGCCGGCAATGTAATTACTGCCTCTGTTATTGGTCTGATGTGGACTAGTCTGTATTTGTGTGGCTACTAAATTTTGAAAATTTGGTGCTAGGTCACGAACTACATACTGCTCAGGCTTTTTGCCTTCACTCTCGTTCACAATGACCTTGACTAATTTACTAGGATCTACATAAAACCATTTTTGTGTTTCTGGATCTCTAATAAAAAATGCATCTCCAAACTTAAAAGTATTACGAACTATACGAAAAAATCTTGTGTCAAACTGTTGTACTTTAAACCACTGTTGTACGTATTCCCTTAGAACTCGTATTTCTGAATTAGTAGCTTTATCTTTAAAACTGAGATGAAAGGTTGTGTTATTTTCTTTATTCTTCTGTGTGCAAAATTCTGCTAAGATATCTAATGCAGCATTGACTTCAGGATCCATGTCCATAGTGTCATATTGCATGTAACGTTCTATTCTATTGGGACTGCCTACATAGATATCTGGCAAATAACTGCTGTAATTGCTACGGGCAGGTCCGGCTTTACTACCGTTACCCATTGGGCTACTAGTTCCAGAAAGATTATTGGTACTGGGTGCTGGGGTAAAATATCTACGCCAACTCATTACTGAACCTCATATAAATTTCTAGTGCCCGAAGTCTTAGTAGCTTTGATTTGATCTCTTAATAGACTAGAGTTGGCGTTATTTACTGATATTAGTTTTTCCATAGCAGTATTTAATTTATCTAGCGACTTCACCACGTCGTTTAGGTTTTTTTCATCAGTAGGTTTACTGCCTTCACCTGTCTTTTTAGCATCCCCGGCGCTGTTAGCTTCTGCTGCTTTTTTAGCATCTGCGGCTTGTCTGTCTTCCTCAGCCTTTTTATCTTTATTTTCTACTTTAGGTAAAGTTTTGTCATCTTTTTTAGGTTCGGCCAATACTGGTAATCCAGTTTTAGGATCAATTTTAGAAACTTTACCAAATGATATCTTGGATCTATCTAATGTATCGTTAGATTCAGCAGCAGGCGATTCCATACCACCAAATTCATCTGTTTGACCTTGCCATTCGGCTTTTGGTGATTCCATACCACCAAATTCATCTGTTTGACCTTGCCATTCGGCTTTTGGTGATTCCATACCACCAAATTCATCTGTTTGACCTTGCCATTCGGCTTTTGGTAATGCACTGTCAATATCATCACTGATCTGTGTTAATGAGTCACTGAAATCAGTACTTGATTCTTCCACAGTGCCAATTAAGTCTCCCATTGACTCATCAACTACTTTGGATAAATTCTCATTGGCTTCTTTTAATTCTTGTGCTGCCATTTCGTACTTGTCTAAGAAGTCTTCATCATCCTCACTGATACTAGCTAGTTTTTCTTGTGCCTCTTTCTGTTTTGCTATGGCCTTATCTATATTATCCTGTGCTTCAGCAGCCTTCATTTCTGCATCAGTAGGTCCAGGTATGAGACTTTTTATATCATCCATGATATCTGCTGTATTATTAGCATAATCATCACCTGAATTTTTTATTCCAAGAGCCAAATCCCCCATTGACTCATCAACTACTTTGGCCAAATTCTGATTGGCCTCATCCAGTTGCCGAGCATACAATTCGTATTGTTCTCCTATATCCTTTTCACTAGCACCCATTAACAAATCATTTAATTTTTGTTGTGCTTCTTTTTGTCTTTCTATGGCCTTGTCTATTTTGTCCTGTGCTTCTACTGCTTTCATTTCTGCATCAGAAGCACCCTTACTTGGTACGATGCTATCAATGTCCTCGCCAATTTTATCTTTATCAACGTGAGTGAATTTGGCTTGAGCTGCCGTATCAATTTGTGCTGCTTCAAGCTCCTCATCAAGATCAATCGCATTCAACTCCATTTTTTCTCGAGCAGCCTTTTCTGCTGCAAGATCAGCTTCTGATTTACTTGGCAATGCACTATCAATGTCCTCACCAATTTTATCTTTATCAACATGAGTGAATTTGGCCTGTGCTGCTACATCAATTTGTGCTGCTTCAAGTTGCTCATCAAGATCAATCGCATTCAACTCCATTTTTTCTCGAGCTGCCTTTTCTGCTGCACGATCAGCCTCTACTTTACTTGGCATTGCACTGTCAATATCATCTCGAGCTTGTTGTTCAGCGCTCTTAATCTCCTTATCATTTGATTCTTTTTTAGCTTTACCCAAAGCCTCATCCACTTTAGCTTGCTCTTCTAAATTACGTTTAAGATTATTTTCAGCTCGTTTTACACCATTTTCAAAAGATTTTAACTCACGTTTTTCTTGGTCAGTTAAATCTCTTTCACCGGCTATTTCTCGCAATGCAGCTACTCTACCTTGGCGATCCGCCAGTCTTTCTTCGATACTTGCTCGTCGGGTTGCTAATTCTTCAGATTTTTTTGTTAACGCTTGAGCAGCATCAATCGCTTTTTGTTTAACCATTGATTCTTCATCAATAGCTTCCTGAGTTTGTTGCACTACATCTTTTTTATTTTCTAATTCTTTTTGAGCTGCTTCTTCATTAACTTTGCCAATTTGCTCTTGCATGGTTTTAACATTTTCCAAGGCTGCTGCCATAGGATCCCCGCCACCGGCAGCATCACCACCAGATCGAGGTTGTATTCCCTTCATTAAGCCGGCTAGTTCTGGATTAGCCTCCATATGATTGTCAAAATCTTTCTTACTAACTTCCTTGCCATTAATCTTATAAGACTCTGAACTAGTTCCCTCTGCTGGCTTTGGCTCTACTTTGGCTTCTTTTTGATTTTTAGCTCTTGCTGCTTCTAATGAGGCAAGATCTTCACGGGCAATTGCTGCTTCATCATCGGCAGCTTTTTTAGTCTCTGCTGGCTTTTCTTCTTTTTTTACTTCTTCTTTTTTTACTTCTTCTTTTTTTACTTCTTCTTTTTTGATGCCTGGTATTTCAATTTTTGCTCCAGCAAAAATCTTATTTGGATCCTTGATCTGAGGATTAGCCTTCATTATGTCTGCAATAGACACACCAGCAGCTTTGGCTATTTTGCTTAAATTATCTCCGGCTTTAATTGTATAGGCTTCTACTTTGGCTTCTGCTTTTTTACTACCATCATCTGCTGACTTGGCTGCTGTTTCCTTATTTGACTGGATCGTTGCCGCAGCTATTTTATCTTGTGCTTCCTTAGAAAGCTCTTTACCATTTAAAAATTGGTCTTTAAATAACTGGCCCATACCTAAGGCTTCAGCCTTGGCATAGTCTTCTGCTATTTTTTTCTTATATTCAGCAGCATCCTTCTCGTTCATATTACGAGTGTTTAATAACATCTTTTCTTGAAATGCTGTATCAGCTTGTGTTTTGTTATCTTCTTTTTTAGGCTCTGCTGGTGCTGCTGCTGGTGCCGCTGGTGGCGGTGCAGGTGCTGCTGCTGGTGGCGGTGCAGGTTGAGTTTGAACTGGCGTAAGTTTTTTTAAGTCTGTAATTTCTTTTGGCCAATTAGTAACCTCTACCTTACCCTCTACCTTACTGGTTGTAGTTTTAATATCCTTGGCTATTTTACTAAGATCAATACCACCGCCAACACCGCCTACTGCCTTAGGCATGGATTTATCACTGGACTTTAACATGCTGTCTAGTTTGTCTAATGGCACAATGGCTTCTGGATTACCTTTTTCACCCACAGTGACTGTTGTACCGCCTATAGTACCTGGTACAATACCACCAAGTTCTTTCTTTGGCGCTTCTTTTGCTGTATCACCTCTTTCATTAGCCCTTCGTTGTTCGTATTGATTTCTAGATTCACCAGTACCTCTATTAATTGCATCTTGAACCCGCGCAGCCATATAGGTTGGTTGCTGTTCTACTGGAACATCTTTCAATGCTTTACCTGAATTAGCAGCATTAAACCCACCTTTAAGAGCAGCTTCGCCTTTTTTAATAAACTCTAACATCAATCCTTCTGAACCCAATATACCTTTGTTAAATTTTTCTAATGCTGGATAACTTTGTTTTATTAAGGGATCAACAAACCCAGATTGAAAAGCCGAAGCTGCATCCTTTGCTCTTTGTTCTAGATTTACAACCGTTGCTGTAGAAGGCGGAACATTTTTTTGATCTTTTTCAGCTTGTTTTCTATATGCTTCAGTCGCCTGTTCTGTGGTCACAGGCTTGCCAGTTTCTTGTTCTATTTTCTTTCGTAATCCTTCAATACCTTTTGCTAGGGCTTCAGTCTCTTTGGCAAAATTTACTGTAGCCTTACCAAAATCTCCAGTGAGTCCAGATATCACACGCATTTGCAATACAGCCGGATCCTTGGCCATTTTACCAGCTTCTTCAAAGGCCTCTTTTGATTTTTCAGCAGCTAATTTAAAATTTCCTTCGGAAGCAGCTTTGGCCTGTTCAGAAACTGCTAGTCCTGCTTTACCACTAGCAACTAATTGCATTGAAGCTTCTTTGGTAACTACTGTGCCATATAAAAATTGCTCTTTGAATACTTGACCTAGGCCCTGAGCTTCTGCTTTAGCATACTCCTCTTTCATCTTTGTGGTATATTCAAGAGCTTGCTTTTCATCCATACCTTGCGTTTCCAAAGCCATCTTAGCTTGAAACGCCTGATCCATTTGCAATTTCTTCTGAGCTTCCATCTGCTCTTCACGAGTCTTGCCTGTCATCTTGGCCATGAGATCCATTTCTCTGGCTAAATCTGTAGCCGCTTTAATAGCTGCTTCATCCTTAGCTTTACCCTCTGCCATACTAGTGCCAATAGCACTCATTTGCAATGCCAGTACTTCGTTTAAATCTTTATTGGTATATCCAAGCTGTCTTAACGAATCAGTTGTTCCTTGATACTCGTCGAACATTTGTTTACTGACTCTAGCAAAGTCTTTAGCACCCTTATCAATACTGCCACCCCAACCGGCTAGACTAGCTCTATTTTGAGTGACAATCTCATTGAACTCCCCCAACTCCATTCTAGCACCTTTGGCTGCTGTTTGCATGGCCAATATGTCATTGCCAAAATTTACCCCAGTTTTACTGAGTTCTCTCCATGTATCTAAACTAGCACTGACTCCGTCTACAGTTTTTTTAAAGGCAGTTTGCAGTTCATACGTGCCAGGCAATGTTTTTTTAATTGCCCCACCAAATTCACCAAGCGCCGAAGTAGCGCCTTCAACCATTCCCGCACCACCGCCTCCACCACGGCCACTACCACCTTTACCAAGTGACCTTCTCAGTAATTCATTATTTTCTGCTAGTAATTCTTCAACGGATCTTGCCATTATACCGTACCTTTAAACTTTTCCCATTGCTGACTAAACCCACTAGGGAATTCAAACTTTTCTCGAGTTTTATCCCATGTGGGATAAGTTGCTCCGGGTCTTTTTGGGATTTTATCCAAAGGATTGCCTTTTCCATCACTGATATCTATGCCCACTGTTCTAACAACAGGCACTATACCATAAAAATCTGGATTCAATGTGAGATACCCGTCTTTGTCAGTGGCAGTTGATCCTCCCACTTCAATAGCATTTTTATTAGCAGCTGCCTTAGCCTTAGCTGTAGACGGGTCTATGAATTGAGTTAAATGACTGTCAGGATCAGTTGGGATTGATAATTTATCTTTAATTTTATCACCTTTAGTTATACCTGCTTGATTTAAACCTGCATTAGCTAGAGCAACAGTATCATTCCAAAGTTCAGTAGCTGTCCATCCAACAATACCATATAACAACTTTTTAATAAAACTAGTGATAAAATCATTGTTGTTTCTAAGCCACCATACTGACATTGCTGGTGATAAAGTTATTAACCAAGCAAATAATCTTAAAATTATAGCTGGAATCCATCCAACCATTGGAATCCAAGCAACCAATGTGGCAAGACCGTTGAGTAAATTTTTAAATCCGTTTCTTGCCCAAATAAGTGCTACTTCGGTGGCCACTTGGCCTACAAGTTGCTCCATTTGATCATGATACTTTTTCTGTGCCTCCGCAACAGAAGCACTACCGCTGAACACATTAGTAGTTGGTACTGCCCCATTTGATTTTTTAAATTGATTAAATTGAGCATTAAGTGCATCTTTTCTTTTTATGAAATCAGCAATGAGATATAGTCCACCGGCTATTTGCAGAAAACTTAATAATTTACTGCCACCGGGAATTTTACCAAAATACTTTTGCTCAACACTTAAATTTCCAGATATAACTGGATTTCTTTGAGCAAAAGTTGGTGCTTCGCTGACGATTTCAATGACTTTCATAAGTTTATTTAGTTGCCAAAATATAGTAAATTTTTAATCCACCCCATTTTATGCTAGTATAAATATTCAAAATTACCGGAACTATAACTATGAACAATCCTCTACAAAAATTCTTTAGACAACCTAAAATTTATATTAGCTTGCCCAGTAAAGGACTTTATTATGAGCCAGGGGCCTTGCAAGGTGACTATACTAATATGCCTATATTGGCTCTGACTGGTATTGACGAAATCATACTTAAAACACCTGATGCACTGTTTAACGGCGAATCTACTATTAGAATTATAGAAAGTTGCTGCCCTTATATTAAGGACGCTAAAAATATGCCTTCTATTGACATCGACACTGTCTTAGCTGCAATTAAAATTGCCACATTTGGCAACACTGCCACAGTGAGTAAAACTTGCCCTAAATGCGGTTCTGAAAATGACTATGAGTTATCACTAAACAATATTATTGATTATTTTACTAATTTAAAATTTAATAATAAAATTGTATTAAATGATCAGTTATCGATCACTATTAGACCTTTAAAATACAGCGAAATGAGCTACTTCAGTATGGAGAATTTTAAACTACAAAAAATTCTTAACCAAGCTGCTGAAATGAATGATGAAGATAAAAAAGCTAAAATTAATGAAATTTATATAAGACTTAGTGAACTTCAATTAGAGTTATTAACATTAACTGTGGAAACTGCCACAGTGGAATCCACAGTAGTGACAGAAAAAGAATATATTAGTGACTGGTTAAAAAATGTTGAAAGATCAGTATTCAGTGATATCAAGAAACGAATAGAAGAAAATAAAGACCTATGGGAAATTCCAGAAACCCCTGTAGTATGTGATGGGTGTGGCAATGAAAATAAAATTCAATTAAGTCTTGATCAATCAAGTTTTTTCGGTTAAGGCTTCTTTACGCCTCGAACTCTGAAATTGAAGAATATATCAATGAACTTGAAAAAGAAGCTTTAGAGTTTAAAGAAGACCTTTATAAAATATCTTGGTATATGAGAGGTGGAGTTACTGCCAATGATTTATTATACATTTATAGCTCAGAAGATAGAAAACTAATGTATAAAATTATCAAAGACAATATTGAAACTACTAATAAAACAGGTATGCCAATGGTCTAATTATTTGAGAGTGAGCAAGCTCACTCTGTTTTAAGACTCACGTCTTAAAACGTTTTTCTTCAGTTTCTTTTTTAATATTATGCAGATTGTGTGGACGTACTTCTCCCGTTGCCGGGAGAACGAAAGACATTATGCGAGTTGCTTAGTCCGATACTATATTAGGGCATTACAGAGGCGGTCATCCTGTACCTCGAGCCCAGTCTTCTATACGACGGGAAATAATTAAACAAATATAGTCTTGCTTAACTACTTTGGGGTTGTTTCTTTTTCATCAGAGCCCCTTCTTTTAGCCTGTTAATCCTTTTCAAACAACCAAATAGCGGCATTTTGCTATCCTCATCCTTGCGGGTAGTGGTTGAGTCCTCCGAACGGCCAGAGTTTCTCATCCCTGTGACACGCATGTCCAGGTCTAGAGGCGCATGAAATTAGCCTGCGCTAGCCTTAACCGTTTAACTGTTTGCCTATGATGTGTTTGCCGTGAACTCTAACTTGAATATGCCCGTTATAGTAATCGTTACTTTCTAATACGCGCCTAGAAAATTGTTCTCTTGCCTCAATATAACTGCATTCACTTTTAGTTTTGCAAAAGTAAAGTATGTCGCGCCTAAAATTTTCTTTGCCTAATGTTACTACATCTTTGTTGAGTTCATCATTGGAGCCATAATATTCTTGCCAGTCACTTTCTATTTTGCCTCGAATTCGTTTTCTTTTCTTTGTGCCGTTTTTCAGCTTAACAACCTTATAGGTGGTTTTGGCGAACTTGGCGAGTTTTTTG